CGGTTGAACTGCTTCGTGTGCTTGGGATCGGTCTTGCCTAGCGTGTCCCAGATTTGTGTATTGAGACCCATATTTCCCTCCATCTATGGTGTGAGGATTAGCCCCTCAGGGCATGCGAATAATCTCGATTGCTCGGGCGAAATAAGGAATGCGCCTGATGTAACCGCGAGCCTCAAGGCTGGTAATCAGTGCATTCACGCTTGATTTAGAAGACAGGTTCAATGCCTCCTTCATCTCATCGTAGCTCGGCGGAGTGCCTTGGTTCTCAAGGCAATACTGCTTGATGAACCTGAGCAGCTCGCCCTGACGAGCGGTGATCATGTTTGTCCTCCATCTGACGCATGGACTATGCATGTTCCATTTTGTTGCGTCAATGCCCTTGCGGGAATAAATCGATAGGCATATGAAGGTTGGGCGGGGAGCGTTGACGCGCTCAACCCGCCCTACAGCCTGAAGGGAGGTGGCTGCGCGTTATGAATAACTGTTTTGGTATGTTGGCGCAACCAGGGTGACATTCCGCGCTGTAAGGCACGTTCTCTCAATGTGTGGCCTGCCGCCAAACGAGTATCTGCTGATGATCATTCTGGCCAATCGGTGCGATAAGAACTGGCAATGTTTTCCTTCGCAGGCGTGGCTTGCAGAGCGAACGGGATTGTCACTCAGGACGGTGAAGAGGGCCATGCAGGAGCTTGAGAAGGCGGGTCACATCAGTCGGAAGAAACGCAGTAGCGCGGCCGGCCGGACAAGCGATTTGATCAAGCTGAACCGCCAACCCAAGGTGCCAGAGTGACACTTAGGGTTAGTGCCACACAGTCACCTACCTAAGTGCCACAGTGGCCTACGATTCCTTACTCTCCTTACGGAGTAGTAATACAGAAGAGGGCTTAGCGTGATGGTGTGGGATAACGAAGCGAAGCGCCAAATCGCAAGGTATGCTCGGGCGAGATGGGATGATGCGGGTTTGCCAGAGCCGGCATTCTCAGGTCCGGAGTGGACGATCGAGCGCCACGTGTTCTGGTGCAAGCTGATAGCCCAAGCCGCCGATGAGATGGGATACTCCAGTCCGTGGAAGTGACACATCGCCAAGCCAATCTCGGGCTGCATGAGGCTCGCCAACCCAATAATGGAGGAAATGATGAGTGAGTGGCAGGACATATCGACAGCCGAGCGTCCCGATGAGGACACGGAGCCTGTCATCGTTTTGGATCGGCAGGGGAGGCGCTTCATTGCTGAGTGGGATGGTTGCGCGGGGCACTGGCAGGGGATTTATGCTGTTGACGGAGTGGAGCGCGAGAATTTTTATCAGGAGTTCCCCGGTAGGCTGCATGGGGTTGTTGCTTGGCACCCCATCCCTAAACCTTGAGCCTAACCAACCCATCTGATGGAGGGAAGAATGAGCAGGATGACACCAGCAATTTGGGAGGGCCAGATCTTCAAGTCCTCGCCTGTTCCGATGAATATCACGCACTCCCCCGACAGTCGGGGTGACCCCACCGTGGAGAATTGGGTATTTGCCAGCGACCTTGGCGACGATGAGGATGGTTGCGGATGGCTTGAATTGCGCATCCACGAAGTTATCGACACGCGAAAGTCTGGCACGCTAATCACCTACTATCGGACTTGGTTTAATCCCGAGAATGAGCCAATGGCGCGCCCCTATCGTCGGGTTGCTTCAGTCGCCAGTGTTAGGGCTCTAATTGCCAAGCGGCACATGAAGCTGGTCAACCCGTGAAACAACTCCGCCCCCATCAAACCCTAGCCCTCGATATGCTCCGAGCAAGCGTCAAGGCTGGCCACAAGCGGATCATGCTCAAGGCGCCTGTGGCGTTCGGCAAGACACTGGTTGCAGCCGTGATATCGAGGAACACCAACGACAGGCGAAAGTCAGTCTGGTTTGTATGCGACTCGATTACGCTGATCGATCAGACCGTCGAGAGCTTCTATGCCGAAGGATGCTACGACATTGGCGTGATCCAAGCAGACCACCCGATGACAAACTTCACGAAGCATCTTCAAATCTGCTCGGTTCAGACAATCCAGCGCCGGCCGGTCCTTCCAGCTATTCCAAACGTGATGCTAATCGATGAGGCGCATTGCAAGAGCACATGGCTGTTGGAGCTTCTAGAGCGGCCTGAGTGGGCTAACGTTCTGGTGATCGGGCTGTCCGCAACACCGTGGGCAAAGGGCCTCGGGAACACGTACACCGACCTGATAATGCCCTGCTCGATGAAGGATCTGATCGCCACCATCAACCCTGACAGTGGCAAGCCGTACATGTCTCCGTATCGGATATTCTCCCCCGGCTACATCGACGGCATGGAAGCTAAGGTCCGCAAGCTCAAGACCAAGATGACCCGCATGGGCATGGATTACGACGAGAATGGGCAGGCGGAGATCCTCGGAACCGACGAGCTGGTTGCCGATATCGTAGAGACGTGGAAGGCTCAGGCTGAAGGGCGGGCCACGCTGGCGTTCTGTGTCGATCGTGCCCACGCTGCGAAGATCCAGGCGCGCTTCCTTCAGGCTGGGATCGGCTGGGGGTATATAGATGGCTTCACAGAGCGGCATGAGCGCAAGGAGATCAAGCGGCAACTGGATGCTGGAGAGATCAAGGGCGTTTCATCGGTGGACGCCATGGTGAAGGGCATCGATTGGGCGTTTGGCGCGCTGATCTGGGCAAGGTTCACGAAGAGCAAGATGCTTCTCGTGCAGGGCGACGGCCGCGGCCTGCGTATGAACCAATGGGATGATCTGCTGATTTTCGATCACGCCGGCAACCACAACAGGCTTGGCTTCCCGTGTGACATCGATGCGCTGATTACGACACTGGACACCAGCAAGCCCGGAGAGAAGTCCGAGACGCAACCGGACGTGAAGCCCGAAGCGCTGCCCAAGGAGTGCCCGAAGTGTCATTTCCTGAAGCCGCCTAAGGTTCGGGAATGTCCGCAATGCAGTTTCGTCCCGACCAAGGAAAGCAAGATTGAGGAGAGAGACGGGGTGCTTGTCGAGCAAAGATCCCGCGTGGTGGAGATGGAGAATTTCTACCGCGGCGCCCTGTTCTATGCCCGATCGAAAGGGAAGCAGGATGGGTGGGCATGGCATCTCACGCAGGAGAAATTCGGCACAGCGCCCCGTAACACGTCAAGCCTGTCGCCGGTCAAACCAACACCTGAAGTGCTTGGGTTCATACAGCACCGCAACATTCGCCGAGCCAAGGGAAGGAAAGCAGCATGAAGGGCAACCGAAAAAATTGCTTTAGCTTGAACCGTGGAATAATCGGATTATGGATCGGGGATAATTATTTCACTATAAGGGCTCCATGGAGGGCGCCACTATTCAGTGAGAGGTATGGTTACACGCCTACCGTATTCCGATTTTTCGGTTGGCGTATTCTTGTGAGAAAGTCATCTTGACCCGCAAGACCTACGAGCCAATAGTCAAGCTCGCCCATCCCCACATCACCGGAAAGCCCCTAGCCACCCGCTCTGAAATGCTATGGCTAAGAGATCAGGCAAGCATGGCCCTTACGTCACAGCCCAACCGAGCAGCGACAGACCTGTACCTGGGGGTGATCTACATCGTTACGCAATACTGGGCGTTGCCTCTGGAGGACAAGGCGCTGGCCAGTTTCTACAAGGGATGCCGTGCGATGTTTGAGGCCGCGGGTAGGGCAAAATAATTACGTTAGATGCTTGACGGCGCTCCGACATGTCGTTAGGAAGGATGCACAGACGATGGAGGCTCAGATGGGTACCGTATTTTTCAAGACCGCGAACGAAGCTCTTCTCTGGTTGGCAGATGAAGGGTTTCGTTTCAGCGTTGCCTTGGGGGTGTGGATTAACTCCGATGGGCGAGAATGCCGTTATGGAAAGTCGGCGGCTGGTCATTCAATTTCGGAGGCCTGACCATGAGCAACGCCAAATACGTAGCCGCCTACCGGGATCGAGAGAAAGCCAAGCGCGAACGCATGGTGGCAGCACTCCAGTCCATCATCACCGAACTATCCGGCAACGAGAAGCCCATGGCGGTACGTATCAGGGCTATAGCTCAGGAGGCGTTGGGATGATGCGCAAGGTCATCTGGCCCGAAGGCTTACCCGATGAGGCTATCTCGACGGAAAGTCGTATCCTTGATTTCGCGATGAGCCTGGTGTGGTCGTTGAGGCTTCGTAGAACTTGCCGAGCATGGCCGGTCAAGCGTGGAGAATATCCGCCTACAGTGGCGCGCAAGTGCGAAGGGATGAAGCGTTGACCCAAGAAGCCAACACATCCCGCCAAGCCCGCATAGTCCGAGAAGCTCTGCTGTCCCTAAGTCCAGCTAGGGGGTCTATGGCGGCTAGGCTTCTTGCTGAATCCGCCTCCGACGAAACCCTCATCAAACTAGGAAGGCTGTTGAAGTCATGAGCGAGGATGTGATGCGGCCGGCCAGGGCGTCTGGTTTGCTGTTTGGAATGAGATGCTGCGCGGCTGCGTGTTTGGCATTGTGGGCTTATTGCGAATGGATACCGGCATGAATCGCTTCCTCACATGGCTCGCCGGCTGTTGGGCGATCCTACGCTCCCCACCCACCCCCTACGAAGAGCCTATCTATCAGGACGACTGGAAGGATTGGATATGGTGAGCGGGATCATAGCTGTGGTTATCTTGCTCCTAAATGGAGCGGTAGTGGGAAGCGTTTTGACGCGCGCGCGTCTGCAGCGAAAGGAGGCAGCGCCGCCGCCCTCCGATGAAGCCAGGGAGATTATCATGGGTATGTATTCGCGCATATGCTTTGCCGAGAAGTTCACCCCGGAAAATCGCGTCATCGGAAGCCAAGATTTGGTCATCAACGGTCGTGATTTTCGACTCACCCTAACCCGAGCGCAAGACATCGCCCTATCCGGGAGCAACCAAGATGCAGAGTGAGCTGATGGTCGTGCCGCTGGATCCTCCAGAATGGAGAGAGGGGGATATCTGGCTTTTTGAAAACTGTGCGATGTCATTCTACTCGATGAGTCGAGCCGAAATGGATCTAAAGTTCCCACCCAAGGACCTCACCGATGCAGAGTGACATGGCCAAAATTACTGAAGGTGGGGCGCTGGAAAGGCCTCCCTATCAGAATAAGACGATCGTCGGCCCCGGCTTACGGCTCAGCCCGTTTGGCAAGATCACGATCAACGGTGTAATGATCGTGGACGGTAACGGCCTGACGGCTGAAGGTTATGCGGCGGGGTATCGGTATGAGTGACATGCGCGCGAGGCTGGTCGAGGCGGGCGCGCGGGCTCAACTGGCTAACGATTTTGGCGAAGATATTATCGATAGATGGGCGGGCACACGACTTGGTGACCAGTACCGAGCGCGAGCAACTATCGCCCTAGACGCCATCCTCACCATCCTAGCCGAGCCAGATGAGGCGATGGTTGAGGCTGCTGCATCGGACCCGCTGCGCCTTTCGGGCCCAGAAGTTCAGAGGGTTTGGGGCGCCATGCTCGCCACCATCGCGAAGCCCTAGACTATCACACACCCAGATGGTATTTGATTAAAGTGGATGAGATCAAAAACAATCAACCTGTTTCAAAGGGTGGGCGCCGCCCCGGTGCTGGGCGCAAGCCGGGCATCCCTAACCGCACTACAACAGCGCTGAAGGACATGATCCTTGGAGCCCTCGATAAGTCCGGAGGGATTAAATATCTGACGGAGCAGGCTGAGAAGAACCCCGCCGCTTTCATGACGCTGATAGGCAAGGTGCTTCCGCTCACTCTGGCGGGTGACAAGGACAGCCCTGTACACATCGTCACCAAGGAGGCCCGCGATGCTGCCGTGGCCGCCGCCACTCGCGCAGACAAGTGATAGCTCAAGCTCTAGAGGCTGAGGACTACGCTTACTCCCGCCTCATTGCGTATGCGGCGTACCAATGGCCCGGATATCGGGATGCAGCGCACCACAGGCTGATTGCGAGAGCGCTTGAGGAGGTTGAGAGCGGCAAGACTACGCGCCTCATGATCACCATGCCCCCTCGCCACGGCAAGAGTATGCTGGCGAGTGAGTTCTTCCCTGCATGGTACATGGGGAGAAACCCTGACCATTACGTGGTGACGGCAACGTATGCGCAGGATCTGGCTGACGACTTCGGCCGCAAGGTGAAGAACCAGATAGAGGATGCATCGTTCGCCCGCATCTTCCCCGGCGTTGGACTGGCTGACGATAGCAAGAGCGCTAAGCGGTTCCACATCGAGGGAATGGGAGAGGGAGGGTTTGAGCATCAGACCACGCAGCGTGGAGCCTATTACGCGGTGGGCATCGGTGGGCCGTTGACTGGACGCGGCGCGCACCTCCTGTTGATCGATGACCCTGTGAAGAACCGTGAGGATGCGGACAGCGAGATCATCCGGAAGAAGACAAAGGACTGGTATACATCGACAGCATACACCCGCTTGATGCCTGGGGGGCGCATCGTTGTCATTCAGACGCGCTGGCACGAGGATGATCTGTCCGGGTGGCTGCTGAGCGAGCATGAGCATGAGGATTGGGTTGTGCTCAACCTCCCCGCCATATCGCCGGATGGAAAGGCGTTGTGGGCCGAGCAATATCCGATCGAGGCATTGCGCAAGATCGAGAAGGCGTTGCCGGCGCGTGACTTCCAGGCGCTCTATCAGCAGAGCCCAACGGCAGACGAGGGCACGTACTTCAAGAAGGATTGGTTCGACGGCCGCCGCTGGCAGAATGTTCCACTGGTCCACAAGTACGGCACGAGCGATTACGCGACGAAGGACGGATCGGGGGATTACACGGTTCATCAAATATGGGGGATAGACCCTCAGGGTGATTTGTACCTGATCGACAGGTGGAGAGGGCAGACCACATCAGATGTGTGGATCGAGCGCCAATGCGACCTCATCGAGAAGCACAAGCCCATAGCTTGGTTCGGTGAGATGGGACCTATCTACCGTGCTGTGGAGCCTGCGCTGATGCGTCGGATGCGTGAGCGCAAGTGCTACGCCCGCATGGAGCCGCTGCCATCGATCGCTGACAAGCCCACCAGCGCGCGAGGGTTTCAGGCGCGTGCATCGATGCGCAAGGTATGGTTGCCGGATACGGCGGAAGGTGAGGCCGTGCTTGACGAGCTGCTACGCTTCCCAGCTGGCAAGTACGATGACGAGGTGGATGCGTGCTCCAAGATTGGGCGGGCACTGGATCAGGCTCACCCTGCGATTGCGCCAGTGATCAAGGTGGCCACGGCGCCTCGTGACGGATACACCACTGCCAAGCCACATGAGGGAGCAAGCGCATGGAGTTGAACATAGTATCGTATCGCTGGCTGTTTAGGCCGGATGGCGGAATGCGGGTCGAGTGGGGTGATGACCCGCTGAATTTCGTGGAAGTTCCACTGGAGCATTGCGATGACGGCCTAAGCATCATGCAAATTGCCCACGATGCCCGGCTGACTTCGGAGGCTTGCGACGCACGGCAACATTATGTTAAATCATGAGCATGACCGAGGACGAACGCAAGGCAGAGATCGCCCGGCTTGAGGCAAAGCTAGCCTCATCGCAGCGCATGGCTGGACAGGGCGGCTACAAGGAACGCATTGAGGCTATCGAGACAGCGCTGAAGGATCTTCGCAAGGATGGCTGAAGCGCTCCTCATCGACAACATCGGCGGCAATCCGATCAGCGGCAACCAGGACACGCTCCCGCCCAACCAGCGGTCTGCGATCGATCAAGATATCGCACGCTATCGCAAGATGTTCGATAACTCACGCTGGCAGACCAATGCGAGCAGGCTCAAGGCGGAGAAGCGCAGGGACTATTACGATGGCCCTGAACAGCTCAATAGCGAAGTCAGGACCATTCTGGCTGCCCGTAAGCAGCCTCCAATCTATACGAACCGGGTTAGGCCAGCGGTCAATGGCATCTTGGGTGTCATCATCGCTGGCAGCAGCGACCCGCGCGCCCTGTCCCGTGCCCCTGACAAGGACAACGAGGCCGATGTGGCAACCAAGTGCCTGCGCTTCGTGGCGGATACTTGCCAGTTCAATTCAATCAAGCTGGATGTGGCCGAAAACTTCCTGATCGAAGGTACGGGCGCTGTCATCGTTGAGGCTGCGGGACAGGATGTCCTTATCACGCAGATCCGTTACGAGGAGCATTTCTACGATCCCTTCTCGCGCCGCAACGACTTCAAGGATGCAAAGTACCAAGGCATAGCCAAGTGGATGTATGCTGAAGACGTGAGATCGATATATCCTGATCGTTACGCGGCTATGGGTGATCCGATCGCTGGCATGGGTGGGGTGGTTGAGTCCACTTGGAACGACCGTCCTGAAAATACCCTGCAATGGGTGGATCCGACGCAGCGCCGCATGATGATGGTGGAGTGTTATTACAACCAGACTAAGCCGCCATACGCATCGGCTGAGTGGTTTCGTGTGGTGTATTGCTGGGCGGGCGTATTCGAAGACACGATCAGTCCGTACAAGGATGACCGTGGCCATACGGTGTGCCCCATTGAGGCCATTAGTTGCTACGTGGATCGCAAGAACAATCGCTATAGCGCGGTTGAAGATATGATCCCCATCCAGGATGAGATCAACGCCCGTCGCTCGCGTGGCCTGCATCTCACGAATAGCCGTCAGGTTCAGCAGTCAGATCCAGCCGCCGCACCGGTAGACAGCGAGACTGCGCGCTTGGAAGCATCTAAGGCTGACGGCGTTATTCCCGCTGGCTGGCAGATCGTGGCAACGACTCAGATGCAGCAAGGCAACCTGGAGATGAGCCAGGAGGCCAAATCTGAGATGGAGCGCATGGGGCCAACCCCGGCGATCCTTGGGAGAACTGGCGCTGAATCACAGTCGGGTCGCGCTCGTCAGGTTCTCCAAGAGGCCGGCATGACGGAGTTGGCCCGCCCGCTTGGCCGAATTGATGATTGGGAGCTTCGGGTCTACAAACAGGTATGGTTTCGCATCAAGCAGTTCTGGAATGCGGAGATGTTCATTCGCATTACGCACGATACTAAGGCGGCTGAATTCGTTCAGATCAACAAGCCGGTTCAGGGCATCGTGCAGCGCGAGGTTCCGGTCACCGATCCATGGACTGGACAGCCCGCGCTCCACCCTGAAACAGGGATGCCGCTGACCCAGATCGTTCCATCGATCGAAATCACCGGCTATGAGAATCAGGTGTCCGAGATGGATGTGGATCTCATCCTCGACACGGCGCCTGACACTGCCAACCTGGAGCAGGAGGTCTGGAAGGATCTCATGGACCTTGCCAAGACGATCCCGATCGACAGCCCGCTGTTTCTGGTGGCAATCGAATTGTCTCCCATGCCTAACAAGGCGCAGACGATCGAGCGCGTGAAGCAACTTATGGCTGAGCAGCAGGAAGCCGGTGCACAGCAAGCCCAGCAGCAGGCTCAAGAGGAGCAGATCGCCAAGGAGCTTATGGCGAGCAAGGCTCAGGCTGAGATTGCGACCGAGCAGGCCACCGCAGAGAACAAGGCTGCCGACACGCAGAAGAAGCAGGTCGAGACGGCGATCATGCTGGCCCACCCGACCGGCAACACGGACGATCACTAGGGCTATTGCAGCAAGATTTAACATAATGTAGAGTATGCGTCAGCCGCCGCCGGGTTTCGGGCGATACGGGATCAACCCCCGATAAGGTTGAGCAGGCCACCGCTGTTAACGGGTGCATCGGTTGCTGTTCACGACACGAACAGGATGGGGAAAGAATGGACGTAGAAGGCATCTTCGACAGTCTCAACAAGCCGGAACTCGAAGCCCCGGCGCAGCCTGTTTTAGAAGCCGAGGTGCAGCCAGCGCCTGAGCCGCAGTCGGAACCTGAAGCGCAACCCGCGCCAGAAGCCCAGCCGCAGCCGGAAGCGCCAGTCTCACCTGATCCTGTGCCCGAAGCGCCGAAAGAGCAGGCCGTACCATTGGCCGCGTTTCTCTCGGTCCGCGACGAGATGCAGCAGATCAAGCGTCGCAACCAGGAGCTTGAAGCGCGCCAGAATGCGCAGCCTCAGGCTCAGGAGATTCCAGACCCCGTCGATGATCCAAACGGGTTTGCCGCCGCGATGCGTGCCGAAGCTCAACAGATGCTGGTTGCCCAGCGTTTCGAGATGAGCAAGGAGATTGCAACGCAGCAGTATGGAGCCGAGGCCGTCGAGACTGCCCGTCAGTGGGCTATGGAGCGAGCGGCGAAGGACCCAGCGTTTGACATGTCATTGGGCAGTCAGCCGCACCCGATTGCTTGGATCGTCCAGCAGCACAAGCGGGACGGCCTTATTTCACAGATTGGCGATGATCCGGACGCATGGGTTCGGAAGCGTGCAGCCGAACTTGGACTTGGGGCACCCGCACCGGCAGCGGTCGCGGCACCAGTCGCGGCCATGGGTCAACCGGCTCCGACAGCCGTAGCCCAGCCGCCGCGTTCGCTGGCAGGCGCACCCGGATCGGGTGGTGGTGTTATCGACGTGCCGACTGGTCCTATGTCTGCATTGGGGTCTGTCTTCAAGTGAGATAGACAATGGCAGAAGTTCAGCTTGCTACAGCATCTGAAAAGCAGATTTGGGTCAAGAATTTCCTCCTCGAATACGTCCGTGAATCCGGTCTTCAGCCCTACATGGGCACGTCGGAGACCTCGATCATCCGCATCAGGTCTGAGCTTCAGACGCAGGCCGGCGTGGCTATCAACATCCCGCTCATCGGCCGCCTCAAGGGGGCTGGTGTCACCGGCGCTCAGGTGCTCTCGGGCAACGAAGACGATCTGAACAACTGGAACGATCAGGTCCGCGTGAACTGGATCCGTAACGGCGTTCGCGTCCCGAAGTCCACGCAGTACCGCACCGAGATCGACCTTCTGGATGCTGCCAAGACGCAGCTTCGTACGTGGGACGCCGAGCGCCTTCGTGATGACGTGATCCAGGAACTGGGCTCGATCATCATCCCGGGTGTGGCGGACGCCAACGGTATCGCGGGCACGGACAGCTCGGTGCCTTACGCATCGTCCACCGCCGGCCAGCGCAACACCTACTTGGTGAATAACGCCGATCGCATTCTGTTCGGCAACGCCAAGTCCAACGCCTCTTCGGGTGTGTGGGCGACGGCACTGGGCAACGTTTCGACCGCTACCGGCAAGATGACCGCAGCGACCGTGACGATGGCCAAGCGTATCGCGCGCACTGCCGGCACCACGGGCAACACCACGAACATCCGCCCGTTCAAGTCGGACATGACGGCTGGCCGCGAATGGTTCGTGCTGTTCACGCCGAGCAATGTGTTCCGCGATCTGAACGCAGACACGACGATCATTCAGGCCAACACGCAGGCTCGCGCTCGCGAGGGCGACGGGATGAGCAAGAACCCGCTCTTCCAGGATGGCGACCTGATGTATAACGGCGTGATCATCCGGGAAATTCCCGAGTTCACGGCGCAGAACGGCATGTTGCTTCCGGGTGCCGGCGCTGCTGGTATCCAGCTGGGTCGTTCGTTCCTGTGCGGTCAGTCGGCGGTAGCGGTCGCATATGGTCAGGATCCGCGCCCGACCCGTGCGAAGGATGACGATTACGAGTTCCGCCCCGGCGTCGGCATCGAAGAGCTGCGAGGCCAGAAGAAGGTTTCGTATCAGGGCATCAACTATGGCGTGGTCGAGATCATCACCGCAGCCAGCGACGACGCATAAGGAGCGGCACCCATGGCAAACTACTTCTCGCTTCAGACGATCGGCCCGCGCCTCGCCCCCATCTCGGGGGTGGGTCTGGACGGTCGCACCGCTCACCACGAACGAGGCCAGTTCTCTGCTACGGTCGCACTGACCACGGCAGACAACGTGCTGATGTTCTATCTTCCGCCGCGCGCTCGCATCGTGGGTGGTTTCATCAAGTCCACCGGCCAGCTCGACAGCAACGGCTCGCCTACCGTGACGGTCAACCTGGGCACGGCTGCAACGCCCACGCTGTTCTTCAACGCATCGACCAACGTAGGTCGTGTGGTGGGCGACAGCGCGGAAACGACGATGAACCCGACCGGTCGCGATTTCGTCACCACCGCGAAGACGCCCGTCTACCTGACGCTGGCAGCCAACCCGGCCACCGGTGCCACCACGGCAACGATCGTCGCGATGCTGTCGTATCTAGTAGAACAGCCGGCCTGATTAGGAGATAACGCAATGCCCAAGATCAAATGGCTCGGTGACGAGGATCCGCACTTGCAGACTGTCACGGAGGGCGGAATTACCTTTACGAAGGGTGTCCCGGTCAACGTGA